ACAGTAGGCACTATGTTGACGGTAGTATTGACAGTGTGCACTTAGCTACTGATGTAGTTGACGGAACTAAAATAGCTGATGACTCTATCGACAGTGAACATTATGTAGATGGTAGTATTGACGCAGCGCACATTAACACTACTGATCCTGTATTTAATGTACAGACGAACGGTAATGTTGGAATTGGGACAAGTCCTGATGCTAATATGAAGCTTCATATAAGACGAGGCGAAACTGCCAACATCAAGATTGAAAGAGCTAAGGTAGAACACAATAATGCTCAAAATGGTTATGTGCAGATTAGTGCAGCCGAAGATGGTGGCGTTATTTATTGTAGAGACCTTGATGATAATAATAAAGATTTATACATAGAAGCAGATGCTGTCCTGCCCGTTACAGACAATGCATATGACATTGGTTCAATCTCTTTTAGATGGGATGACATCTACGCAACAAATACAACCATTCAATCATCTGACCGTGAACTAAAACAGGACATCGAGGAACTTACAGAAGCAGAAACACGTGTAGCACAGGCGTGTAAAGGATTACTTCGTAAGTATCGTTGGAAAGATGCAGTTGCTAAAAAGGGAGACGAAGCACGAATACACTTCGGAATTATAGCACAGGATTTAGAGGATGCTTTTACCGCTGAAGGTTTAGACGCTAGTCGTTATGGTATGTTTGTAAAAAACACTTGGGTCGAAGGTACAACTGAAGTCACTCAAAGAGGAGTGCGTTATTCTGAACTTTTAGCTTTTATTATCGCAGCTTTGTAACACGATGACTGAATCGCTCTCCCACTTCTTAGATACAGCACTTGGTGTAATACTTGCAGTAATCGGTTGGATGATAAAGAAACTGTCAGATAGATTAGAGAACGACGAGAAACGATTGACTAGGATAGAGGTGGAGTTGGCAGCACAAAGTGAAAGAGATACTGCTGTTGAGAATCGCATGGGTGGACTTGAAACTAATATTAAAGAGATAAACACTAAGCTTGATCGTATGATGGAGCTGCTAATGAAAAGATAGATATGCCAAAAGGATTATACGCAAACATAAACAGAAGAAAGAAACTCGGTATTAGCCGTAGTAAGAAGAAGTCAACGATTAGCCCTAAAGCTTACAGTAACATGAAGCGTGGGTTCCCGAAGAAGAAGTAAGGTGGGTGTATCGTTATCCATAGGCAGAGGTGAGAAAAGCCGTAAAGGTGGACTCACTGCAAAGGGAAGACGTAAATACAATCGTGCTACTGGTTCTAATCTAAAAGCTCCTCAACCCGGTGGTGGTCCTCGTAAGCGTTCCTTCTGTGCTCGTATGTCAGGTAACAAGGGACCAATGAAAGACAGTAAAGGCAGACCTACCCGTAAAGCTTTAGCGTTGCGTCGTTGGAAGTGCTAAGGATGGCTAGACCTGCTAGAAGACCTGTCGTTCGTCCTAATCCGTTAAGCTTTCAACAGCGTACTGTATCGGCTGTATCGTCGGCTGTAGCTACTGAGAACAAAGAGAAAGCTGACGAATTACAAACGAAAGTTACATCGCTGGAGAGTGATCCATTTTTTGTTACTATTGACGGGGGTGGTCCTGTATTGGACGACACTGATATATTCGACGGAGGACAACCAGATGCCTAGTTTTACAAAACGTATACAATTAAGACGTGGTACTTATGCTGAGTGGCGAGATGAGAACCCTGTACTGCTGGAAGGGGAAGTGGCTATCGAGTTAGATACTGACCGTAATCGTATTAAGATAGGAGACGGAACGACTGCTTGGAACGAACTACCTTACTTCCTAGATGCACGTGAAGAAGAAGTGGGTGACCACGCAGAATTTCTTGAAGGCTTGACAGGTGATCCGTAATTCACTAACAAGTGTCGGATTTAACCAATTAATGAAAATAAAATATGAGCGTATGGTATCAAATGGGACAGAGCGTCAGGAACTTATTAATATCTCTTACTAGCACCAGCAAGGCTATATTAGACACTGAGAGTAACATTCAAGCAAGGACTGACGACGACTTAGGAACGATGGCGTATGCCACGGACACTAATAAATTGTATGTATTTACAGACTCAGGATGGCAAGCTGCTCAATAGTTTTGACAATCAATAATCACTAACATAAATATAATCACTAATGGCTAACATACTTCAACAAATCGGACAGACCGTTAAGACGAAGTTGGATGACAAGGTAGATAAAACGGACGCTGTGACGGACTTCTTAAAGTCTATTCTCGGCTTCCCTGAAGATACCGTTGCACCCGATGTAGATACGGCAGCAAACATAACAGCAAGAACCAGCGACGATGCAGGAACTATCATGTACGGAAGCGACTCTACGAAGCTTTACGTATTTGACGGTAGTAACTGGCAGATATTCAACAACAGTTAAACATGAGCGATATTACAGTAATTAACGACAGCGAGCAATCATCGCTGGTAACTAACGGACTTGCTAAGAATGGTGAGTTATATTTGAAAGCTGCTGGTAGTACCGATGAAGGTGCTATTGTTGTATACGACAGCGGGTCTTGGAGAACGTTTGCTAATGAAGCTAGTTCAGGTTTGAGTAACACCTACAGCTTAGACCTTGACGGTACTAATGCCTACATGGATATACCTGACAGTACAGCTTTGGAAACCGCAGCATTTACGTGGAGTGCGTGGTTCTACTGTACGGCCATTAACAGGTACAACATAATCGTAGATACAGCCACGAGTAGTACTTCTTTTTTGGGATACGAATTGTTTGTTGTAAATACTAATAATAAAATAAGGTTTTCCTCTTATCACACAAGCGATGCCATTGATTCCACTACTGTAGTTGCCGCTAATACTTGGTATCATGTTGCAGCTACGCATGAATCAGGAAGCGATAAACTTTATGTTAACGGTTCCCTTGAGGCGAGTGGAATAGCTTCTAGTTTTGGTGTAAGTGATGCTGCTAATTTAAGAATAGGTGGTAGTTCAATTTTCAATCTGTATCACCAAGGTTTAATTGATGAAGTGTCGTTCTTTAACTCTGCGTTATCTGCATCGGATGTTAGTAGTATATACAACAGCGGAGTACCTGCTGACATCTCATCACTGAGTCCTGTAGGTTGGTGGCGTATGGGGGATAATGACAGCGGTACAGGTACTACAATTACCAACCAAGGATCAGCGTCATCTATAGATGGTGCACTCACTAACGGTCCAACTTTCTCAACCACAGTACCCTCTTAATAATTATGAGCAGAAACTATGTAATTCTAAATACTGATGAAGTAAGTACCGTTAACTTTGACGAAGTACTTGAAACATCAGTGGATACACTAAGATACAACGTGACGGGTGATGAAACCTTTGTTAAATACGAAGGAGCTAAACCACGCAGCCTATACGGAAAAGATACCCTTAGTCACTCGGCAATGTTGACCGTGCTAGCTGGGGAAGCTTGGACACAACCTATGGAGGAACTATAAGACATGGCTACTTTAAATACAGTCACATCATCCACCCGTCCCGCTTCGCCAGCTGCTGGTGAGGCTTACTTTGAGACGGACACTAATAAGATTATCGTTTGGACAGGGTCTGAATGGACGGAGATTGTTTCCGACGGTACTGCTTAACTTTTTAACCATCAATAATAAATACTAATATGCCAGATACATCATCTATATTCTATCAAATCGGTCAATCGACCAAGAGTGCTATTGCAGTTGAGAAATCACGTGCAGAAGCTGCTGAGGCTACATTACAAACGAACATTGATTCGGAAGCCTCCAGTCGTGCAAGTGCCGATACTACCCTGCAATCTAACATCACCGCTGAGGCTTCTAGCCGTGCGTCTGCTGACTCTACCTTACAAGGTAACATTGACACAGAAGCATCAAGCAGAGCATCCGCTGACTCCGCTATCCAATCCGAACTAGACGCTACTCAAAGTGGTGCTGGTCTTGGTGCAGGTGGATCGTACTCCGCTAACTCCTCAACCAACTACATCACATCTGCTGGTTCTTTGGTTGCTGCTGACGAAGCTCTCGACTCACAGATCAAAACTAACGCTGACGCTATCTCTTCTGAAGCAAGTACTCGTGCATCTGCCGACAGTACCCTTCAGTCTAACATTGATAGTGAAGCTTCTTCTCGTGCCAGTGCTGACTCAGCTCTCCAAAGCAACATTGATGCTGAAGAGACTGCCCGTCAATCCGCTGACTCGACCCTTCAAACAAACATCAATGACGAGGCAACTGCCAGAGCTTCTGCTGATACGACTTTACAGTCCAATATCGACGCTGAAGAAACTGCACGTGTCGCTGCTGTTAGTGGTGAAGCTACTGCTAGAGCATCTGCTGACACGACTCTTCAGTCGAACATCGATTCCGAAGCTTCAACTGCTCGTGCTGCTGAATCTGCTCTTGACGCTGCCAAAGCTAATCTTAGTGGTGCTTCCTTCACTGGAGACGTAAGCGGAACTAACCTTGTACTTAGCGGTAACTTAACTGTTCAAGGTACAACTACCTCGCTTGAAACAACAAACTCCCAAGTTAAAGACGCTATCATGCTTCTCAATGACGGAGCTGGTTCAAGTGCTAACAACGGTAACGACGCTGGGTTTATCATTGAGCGTGGTTCTTCTGACGACGGTAACATCGCTGCTGTTTACGACGAAGGTGAAGATAAGTTCGCTTTCTACAAAACTTCAGCTGGTGCTACTTCTACTGACATCAGTGGAGACGACGGAAGTGCTTCCTTGATCGACGTTAAAGCTAACGACGTTGTTCTTGGAGACGGTAACAATCTTGGTTCATTGGCAGACTTTACTGCTGCAATGGCCTAACACTTGAGTTTGCTTAATGAGTGCGAAAGGTAAAAAAAGAGATACATCATCTCTAACTTTTCGTCTCACAAGCTCACAAAAGAAGGAGGTAGCTGGGATCGCTAATACGCTCGGTCTCAGCTCCTCCGCTCTTTTACAGATGTGGGTAACACGAATCCTGAACAATATGAACGGACGTGGTGACCACTCTGAGATGCCGAGAGACAACAAATAATAACTTATGAAGGATCACGTAGAAGGAGCTAAACTTGCTGACGGTTATACTGAACTGTGTAAGAATGCAGTTGGGTACATGAAAGCTATGGAGGAATACAACCCGGCTTTGATGAACACGATAGGCAAGTGGTTAAAAGATAACAACATCACAGTGGATAATCGTAGTGGTAGTGCTGTTAATGAATTAGCTAATGAGTTCAAAGCGTTACCGTTCCCCGAACAACAAGACGATATACCCGCAGAGAAACAACTTTAACTCTTCCCTACATTCCCATATACTCTAAAGGAGTCGGCAATATAACGTCGGCTCCTTTTTATTGTTATGAAGAAGAAACACCAAGAGATACCACCACAACTACGAGACTTTAGAAACTTTCTGTGTCTTGTTTGGCGACACCTTAACCTGCCTGACCCTACTCCGTTACAGTACGACATGGCTTTATACTTGC